ATGATAAAAGAACAAAGTTTTGAATGGCTGCTCGAGGGATGCCATCGCATTGCAGATGTGGCAGTGGCCTATTACCCAAACTACGCGTATGCCTGCTCGGCCGTAAAGGCCCTGCGCCGTTCCATTGCGGAACACGCTTGCCTGCTGAAGGATCTGACGGACCAGGGCTATACCGCCAGGACTGCCCACCTCACCCCCGTACAGATAGGCATCCTCCTGAGCTACTGGGGGATGCCCGACCACGTGAAGGATATGACCGTGAAAAATCCGTATCTTCTGGTCTCTAAAAAATATGCGAAATAGAGAATGTATTTCTAATACATTCTGATTATTTTAGTATATTATTATATAGGGTGGTGGAGGATGAGGTGAAACCTTCTCTCGCCACCTTATGTATTTCATTAATTTTTAGCCGATTCTAACTGCTTATTTGTATCCCCCTGGCTGGTCCCTTACCTTTGTCGCATTATCGAATTAAGAATAGACAAAAATGGAAAAAGAAATGAGCCCCATGACAACGGAGATGCTGAAGAAAGGCTATCTCCTCTTCCCCAAAGCCTTGTTTGAGGAACAAATGAATATGAAAACCGGAGAGAAAGCCGCCGATGCCTTCGAAGCCTTTGTCTTTGTGCTGACACACGTCAACTACAGCACGGTGACCTGCAACGTCAGGGGACACCTTTTCGACTGTGTACGTGGCGAGTCCGTACTTTCCCTGGCTCGCTGGATGGAGATATTGGGGTGGCCTCGCAACCGTACGCGCTACTTCTTCAACAAGATGTTCGACGCCGGCATCGTGGAGCGGGTGGCCAACCCCTACGTGATGCACATCCGTATCCCCGATTATGATTTCCTTACTGGCAATGCCCGTCCTAAAGCAGCCCCGCGGAAGAAGAAGGCAGCGCCGGTGGCTGGGGTGGGAGAGGACTTCTGCATCTTCTGGGAAAAGTTTCATGACATCACCGAGCATCCCAAGGTAAACATCGGCCGGGCCCGTCGCGAATGGAAAAAATTGACGGCAGGCGAGAAACAGCGGGCACTGGACAACATCGACGAATATTACGACCATCTGAACAACCAAAAATATTGTAAACAAGCCGCCACCTATCTGGCGGACAAATCTTTTGAAAATGAATATGATGACTGAAACTACTTTTTCCCACGACAGTGACCTCGAAGAAGCTGTCATCGGTGCCTGCATGATAGAGCGCGCTGCCATGCCTCTGGTGGCGGACAAACTTCGTCCTGAGATGTTCTACGAGGAGAAGAATCTGGAAATTTTTGCCGCCCTGCAATCGATGTATCGCAGCGCGAAGTCCATAGATACCATCACGCTGAAGAACGAACTGGCAGCCCGTGGCAAACTCGATGCCGTGGGCGGGCCTTACGAACTGTTACGCATCAGCTCGAAGGTCAGCTCCAGTGCTCATCTGGAGTATCATGCGCTCATCCTTAGGCAATTGCACACGCGGCGTATCATGCGTACGGGATTCCAGCAACTGCTGGCGTTCAGTGCCGACGAGTCGATGGATATTGACGACATTCTGGTGGAAGCCCATCGACTGCTGGAGGGGCTGGAGGACGAGAGCGGCGTAGCCGACCACCTTCGCTCCATAGACCGGCTGATGGACGACACGCTGGCCGAGGTGGAGCAGCGTATGGAGCACGGATGCAACGGTATTACGGGTATCCCTACGGGTTTTGACGCTCTGGACCACGTTACGGCGGGCTGGCAGCGCGGCGACTTGAACATCCTTGCTGCCCGTCCGTCGGTGGGGAAGACCGCCTTTGCCCTCCACCTGGCCCGTGCCGCTGCCATGGCGGGGCGTCATGTGGTGGTCTTCAGCCTCGAAATGCAAGGCGAGCGCCTGGGCGACCGCTGGCTGCTTGCAGCTACGGAGGAGGTAGACCCGCAACACCTGCGCAGCGGCCAGCTCACCCCCGGCGAGGTGAGGCAGGTGCATGAGGCGTCTGCCGAGTTGTCGCGGTTGCCCATACTGATAGACGACCATCCGATGACGAGCATGGACCGCGTGCGTTCTTCCGCCCGCCTGCTGAAGAGCAAGAATCGCTGTGACATGGTGATTGTGGACTATCTGCAACTATGTGACATGAGGAGTGACCAGAAAAACCGTAACCGCGAGCAGGAAGTGGCGCAGGCAAGCCGCAAGGCAAAGCTGCTGGCCAAGGAGCTGGATATCCCCGTACTGCTGCTGAGCCAGCTGAACCGGGCGAGCGACGGTACCATAGACCATCGCCCCACCTTGAGCAACCTGCGCGAGAGCGGCGCCATAGAGCAGGATGCGGATATGGTAATGCTGCTTTGCCGCCCTGCCCTCTACGGCAAGACCGTCGATAAGAAGAGTACTTATCCCACCGATGGCCTGGGCATCGTCATCATAGCCAAGCACCGTAATGGCAAAACCGGTGAAGTCTATTTCCATCATAACCAAAGCATGACAAAACTGGTGGACTACATACCACCATTGGAGTGGCTGACGAGGAATGCAAAGTGATGGATGGAAATTTATAGAATACAGGGACACAAAGACACGGAGATTTTTCTTATTGCTTGAAAAACTCTGTGTCTCCGTGTTTTTTGTAGTAAAAAAAATGGCAAAACACTTGACTTCCGCTTCTTAATGTTGTATCTTTGTAATGTGCTTAAGAAAAGGAATAATCATTGATTCGGGCGCCCTATCCCTTCCCTTACCCACTTCTCTCTTATAACTCATTTTTCTTAACTTAAACCTTAACTTTTCAAATTTATGGATGTAATTGTAGAGCGCTTCCAGCGCCGTAAAATCGTAAGCAACCCGGCTTCGCCCATGTTGTACTATCTCCGTCAGAAACCCAAGACCTGCGGCACCGTGGACATCGATGTCCTTGCCGCCTCCATTCAGAAAAACTGTGCCATGACGAAGGGCGACGTGAAGCACGTCATCGAAGCCCTGGTGGAGGAGATTCAAGGCAACCTTGCCAACGGCGACAAGGTGAAGCTGAACCAGCTGGGCACTTTCCACATGACGTTCCGCTGTCCCGGCATGGAGGCCTCGGACAAATGTACGGTGCGCAATATCTCGAAGGTGAATATCCGCTTTATCCCCGACAAGGAGCTGAAGCTGGTGAACGGCAGTACCGCCGTGACCCGCAGCCCGGCGAATGTGGGCTTTGTGCTCGACAAGCCCGAGGAGGGCGGCTCCGGCGGCGGCAATCAAGGCGGTGGTTCCGGAGGCGGCTCCGGCGACGACGGCGACCAGGGCGAAAATCCGCTGGGATAAAGAAGGAATGATTAAGGGTTAGTGATTAATGGTTAATGAACACAAGCAAATCGCTTATCGCTAATCAATCCCTAATGATTAACCATTAATCATTAGCCCTTAATCCTTAATCACTAATCCTTAACCATTAATTCTTAACCATTAATCCTTAATTTTATGAGTACAAAATCATCTGTTTGGGATAAGATTCTGAAAGTGATAATCGCTGTAGCCTCCGCGCTTATTGGTGCCCTGAGCGCCCATGCCATGACAGTGTAGCGGGTTTCCTTCACTTTTAATTTTTAATTTCTAATTTTTAATTCTCATGAGATTCATCAATCTTATCGTCGTCCATTGTTCCGCCACCCGCTGCGACCGCTGCTATACGGAGCACGACTTGACGACAGACCACCTGCGCCGGGGCTTCTCCGGCGCAGGTTATCATTTTTATATCCGCAAGAACGGTGACATCAAGTCCCTGCGTCCCTTGTCCCTGCCTGGTGCCCATGTCCGGGGTTGGAATGCAGGTAGCATCGGTGTCTGCTACGAAGGCGGTCTTGACGAGTGCGGTCGCCCTGCCGATACACGCACCCTTTTTCAAAAGCACTCCCTGCGTGTGCTTGTGTTGCTGCTGCTGAAGGATTATCCCGGTTCCCGGCTTTGCGGTCACCGCGACCTGAGCCCCGACCTGTAAGGGGGGTAAATCACTTTGTATGTAAAGCATGTGGGAGTTAAATGATGCTGAAATGCCGATGAATAAAAGGTTTGAGGCTATTTGAGTAGTGTGTGCTGAAACAAATCGAATTGTTACATTGTGCGATACAGATATTACATTTGAATAGGGTATGAAAACACTTTAAACGGTCAAATGTTACATGGATATAAGATGAGGGCTGAATTGACGCTTTTTGAGGCGCGATTCAGCCCTTTTTCCGTGTGGAGTGTTTAGGTCATTCTTGGGTACAACGAATGAGGTGAGACTGCTTGATAATGGCTCTACGGGTTATCTTAACGCTGCCATCAGTGAGACCGGCATGAAGTAGCGAGCTCTTTTTGATACCTATTTGAGCGTCATTTAGGACGGTATAAATGGCGCTGATACTGCCGAAATAATAGTCCTTTTTCTCGAAAATGAGATGTACGTGAATTATCTTAGTCATAAATTCATTATTTAGAAGTTTATTTCTACAAAGATATTCTAAATAATGAATATATAGAAGTATTTCCAAATAAAACATCTACTGTTTAGGGCGTTTAGAGGATATGGCTATCTATCTATTGAAATATGGGTGAGCGATGATAATTATAAAAGGAAATAATAGAGTGCTAAAATGTTAAATAGTGAAATGGACTTACTAATGGACTTACGGAAAGGACTTACTAATTTGTCTATATAGTTTACTTGACAAATAAATGGACTTACGATTTTAACTATAAAATAAACATGTTTTATATGCGATGTTTCTCTTTAACCAGTGTTTTTAGGCGTTTAAATAAATATTTATAGGGGGATAGTATAGCGTTTTTAGCAAGTAGTATAATTGCACTAATCATATAAACAGCTGATTCATAATAGGTATTTATGGAATAAGTGCTATTTTAGCGCAATAAACGTGCGCGCGTCGCAAATAATTGGCAGTATAGCTCAGTTGGTAGAGCACAGGTGCGCATACGTGATGATACATGTATGCAGGTCTTTTGTTACAAGTTCGACTCTTGTTGCTGCCGCAATGGTTTTTGAAGGTGTGAAGAACGCTCCCGGCATTCAGGGCTCCGACTGAGGGATAAAGCGTGCGGAGATTAAGGTAATTAATTAGTTGTTTGATGGAAACGTTCCCGGTGATTGTGCCGGGAACATTATGGCAATAATTATGGCAAAGAGAATAGTAGTTGCATTTGACATTATTGATGAAAATGATAATAGCATTATAGGGAAAAGCCTTAATGCAGTTACTACGCCTTTGCAGGTTGACAATATAACAAGTGATGATATTATAAATGTTGAATTGGAATTACAAGAATTCCTATTTAACGCTCGGGTAAACGAGTATATAGGTCACATGTTTCACCGATTGAAGGCTCTACGTCCAGAGGAACTCGATAGTAATAAGTGGTCAGTATCGCCTCTGCGGCCTTTTTCGTATCTAATGAGTCACATTGAATTTCCGCATTAGTGCAATACTTTCCTACGAAGGGGTCTTTGACAATACCTTGTATTACTTCTATTTTGTCTGAACTCTGTTCCCTCAAAGCATTTATATGTCTCCAGAACTCAGCGTTTTTTCTTCTTGCTTTTCTGCGGGACTCATCCGTGAACGCGACATCCATAAACTCGTATAATAGTTTTTCTTTCTCATTCATTGCTCTATTCATTTTATCGTTATTTAAAAGAACTTGCGGATGCTACCTTACTTTACATTGATAGCACGCAATAATTGTTGCATCTGGCTTTTGATTACATCCATATCATCTTCCAATTGATTAACCTTGTCATAATATGTTTCATTCAGATTCGGCATTTTAGCACTGAAATACCATTCAGCATGAAGTATGGTGTTTATCTCCTGAGCTTCCAAATTAAAATTGGGGTAATTGATCTTATCTACATTATCTGACATGCAAACGAGGAATCCATGTTGACGGAATCGGTTCTTGATGCGTTTGATATATGAACGCCCATCAGTGTCACTAATGACGTAGATGTGTTGGTCGGGCATGTCCTGCCATTCAGAACGGTCGAGTAATCTCACGATAACGTAGGAGCTATCCAATAATGTAGGTGACATACTTTCTCCTTTGATGCGGACGCAGAAGTATTTCTCACTATTACGCACCATGGATGAAGGCATTTTTATGGTATCTACTACTTCCAAATAATCGGGATTATCGTAGCCACAGCAGCCTGCTGCAACAGAGATGTCCACTAGTGGGATTGAAACAAAATCATTATTGATAGATAACGACGCTGTAGGAGCGGAATTGGTGGATGTTGGCTCGTGACGGAGCATAGAGCCACGTCCTGTGATAAGCCAATCTGCAGAATACAAGGGATAATTTTCAACTATGTTTTGTAACCATTTAGATTGAATGTCGGTACCATTGGCTATAGCTCTTGATAATACGCCTTTACTGGCACCAATACTACGTTCCATAGCAGTGATAGTTATCCCCTCTTTTACAGCTATTTCTTGAATTCTTGATAAAATATTACCCATATAGATGAAAATTATCACGCGTTTATTTGCGTGGTTGAAAATTATCACTTAGATTTGCACCGTGTTCAAGCAGAACAGCCCCAAAGATAAGAATTATTTTAATCAAAATTTAGATATGGAGAACAAAATCAGAAAGAAGATTGAACTGAGTGCTTCAGGCAAAGAGAAACTTGCCCGGATGTTCAATGTGACACACCGCAGTGTGTGTTATGCGCTTGACTTCAAACGTAACAGCGTACAAGCTACAAAAATTAGGGAAGCTGCCCTAATCAATGGTGGTAAGTTGGTGGAGATTATTGATGTGACGGACTCTGCCAAGCGTACGGTGAAGGTGTTGGACTCTCATGGGAATGTGAAGGCAGTGATCGCTAATGATACAGTAACTTTATAAATATGTTATGGCAGGATGTAATAAGATGAGCAGAGCTGGTTTGCAGTTTCTACGAGAGACGTTTATGAATAATCCTAATATACCCTTTACACAACTTCTCGCCCTATATAATATGAAAGCAGTAGATAGAGGATGGAGATGTTTAAAATCTTCAGGAACGCTTAGTTACCATCTTAATGCGATGGGACTTTATAAATATAACACAAGACATGTCGTTCCTCATGAAAAAAAAGGGTATGGATTCATCAAGGCAGACGCTTCACAACAAGAAGCCATCGCCAAACAGTTTTTTACCACTACACGTACTGTGCGTTCGGCATTGAATTTTGGGACGAACTCACCATTTGCGAAAACTCTTCGTGCTTATGCACTGAATCACGGATGTAAAATGTATGAGGTTACATTGATAGATAACCCGTACGAGAAAGTAAAAACCTTATAAACAAATCCTTATGATTTACTGGAAAGAAGAATGCAGGGCTCTTGCCACGGAGCGTGCTGAGATTGTCGTTGTGGATAGCTACGACGAGCGTGGAGTACCCGTGTTTGCCGTCCGTCAAGTGACGAAGGCGGTAGGTACCCGTAGTGGCAGGAATTCCTATTGGGGTGTACATTTTGATGAACCGTTGTCCGACGGGTGTACGGCTGTGGGATTTTCTTTTGTATTAGCCTATAGTACTGACAAAAGAACAGAGGACAAAAGGTTACGTGGGTATCATCCCGCATGGACACTCACTATTGACGATGAAGGTAGACTGGTAGACCGCAAGTATAAAGCCTTAAAGGCGATTGATAAAACTATTGATTGACAGATATTAAACTTGAATTATATGAAAACCTGGAGAACAATTCAGAAGATTGCCGTAGCTGTGGGCATGACCTATGGCATGTGGCTGGGAACCAATGTTGACGCAACGGATGCGGACAGCCGCAATGCGTTTGTAATCATCGTATTATCGGCTATTGTGGCGATATCGCTTTGTATGCCGGACAGCGGAAAGGAGGAAATGGCATGAAAGTAAAGGTGACATGGGTAAGCAATAACCCGTTTGTTCTGGATCTCAGAAACATGTCAAGATGCTCAGAGGCTGACGTACCTGCCGAGATGAATTACGATACCATTGAAGACTTTGCCCGTGAGGCAACCCCGCAGGGCTTTCATCTGCGGTCGATAGATGTTGAGGGCAAGGTTGTGCAATATGACTATAACGGCTATAAACTTTAAAGTCCGGAACAGGCTGCAAGTCCGGAACTTTCCTTGCCATGCGGAAGTGGCCGGCTCCCCGGTTCGATGCCGGGGCTTGCACAATGTTGAAAAGTATAAAGTTTCTGATTATGGAAATGTACGGTAAGAATATATGTGTCAGTTGTAGAGAGCTCGTGGAAAGTGGCATTATCAGTAGGCCTACTTATGACAAATATGTCAACCAGGGTAAACTGACGGTAGCTCGTCGAGGCGCAAGGAATCGGGAAGCATTGGTTTATTATGACACCATGTATCCTCCCGTCCGTGTAGCTTATGATACAAAAAATCCCGAAGCTAAAGAACATCTTCAAGAACAACTTAGAAAGCGACAATCTTTTCCTATGAATATCCGGTTAAAGAGTGACGACAAGGCCGTGGAGTTTTACAAGACCTATATTCCGAAAATCTCCATCGAGCGCCAGAAGGAATATGTGCTCAACGCCAAAGTGATGAATGCCATGATGGTACAGGAAACCGGATTGCGTAACAAGCACAGCGAACATGGTTACACACACAAAAGACTGGTGCGCAATACTGTCATTTCCTTATGCGAGGAGCTTCGCAGGTCCTTCAACCATACGCTTCCGAAGAGCGAGTCCCGTCTGATAGAAAAGTTCGAGGATTACAAGAAACGGAGTTACGTGGCGTTGGTCAGCGGTACTACCGGCAACCAGAGCGCCCGTAAGATTGGTCCCCGTGAGGGACGTATTTTGCTGCGGCTGAGACGGAGCAAGTTTCCGGTATATACCGACATGCAGATATTCGATGAATTCAACCGGATCGTGACAGAACGCAATGCGCGTGCCACCCGTGAGGAAGACAAGCTGAAGCCGGTGGAATCCCCCCAGACAGTCATCAACTATCTCTATAAGACGGGCATCAAGCTTTGGTGGTACGGCGTGGTACATGGTGAAATCGCCTTCAAGAACGAGTTCATGCCGCAGTTCGACACGAAACTGCCGCAGATGCCCAATACCTTATGGTATGGTGACGGTACGAAACTGAACCTTTATTACAAGGACTACGACAAGAAGAACAAACGTATGGTGGCACGTACCATCGACGTGTACGAGGTGATGGACGCATGTTCGGAGGTGTTCCTGGGCTACTCTTTCGGCGCGGAGAATTTCCTTACACAATATGAGGCCTACCGCATGGCACTGGAAACATGGAAGATTAAGCCTTATGAGATAGTTACCGACAACCAGGGCGGGCACAAGAGGCCGGAAGCGCAGGCCTTTTTCAAGAAGATATGCCACCTGCACAAGACCACCATGCCGCACAACGGTCAAAGCAAGACCATCGAAAGCGCTTTCGGGCGTTTCCAGCAGCAGGTGATGCACAAGCTCTACAACTATACCGGACAAAATGTGACCGCCACCAAGGAGAGCAGTCATGTCAACATTGACCTGATAATGAAAAACATCTCGCAGCTCCCCACTTTGGAAGAGATGAAGGAGCAATATCTGGAATGCCGCCGTGAATGGAACGGTATGCCGCATCCCACCAGCGAGACGGGGATGACCCGCATGGAAATGTACACGACCCTCAACAGTCCGAAAGCCGAACAGCTTGACGAATACGGGGTACAGGAACTCTTCAAGCTCCTCAGCAAGGACAGCGTGAAGTACGGCAAGCAGGGATTCGTCTTCAGCCGCAACAACAAGGAATACCGTTACATGATCTATGACGAATCCGGCCAGGTGGATATGGGCTTCCACATGCAGAATGTGGGTGTCAGTTTCCGCTACAAATACGACCCCATGGACATGACCTCCGTGGAACTGTGGGAAGTCTGTGCGGGAGGCAGGCTGAAGTATGCCGCCACCGCCACTCCGAAAGTCGTGTTCCACCGTGCCACCGCAGAACGCAGTACGGAGGAGAGCGAACGGCTCTATGCCCAGATACGCGCCCAAAAGCGTGCTCTCGCCGGGCACTATATCGCCAGTGAGGATCTGCTGCTTGAAGAGAGCATGGGCGAGGCCTATACCAAGCTTGTGATGCCCCTTCCTGTGGGTGAATCCCAGAAGAATATGGAACGGCAACGCAAGCAGTATGCCAACGGGGAGCTGAAAGCCCCGGTTCCCTATCCCGAAGGTGTGGGTCCCGGAACCTACGAACCCGAACCGGGGGAAGTGTCCGCGGGCATTGCCTCTCCGGGTGAATACACCAAGCAGGTTTCCGGAATGACCGAAGCCGAGATGTACCTGTCGTTCCTCAATGACAATTAACCAGTATCCAACAATCAATTAAATACCATTCAAAAATGAAAGAACTCAGTAAACAAGACAAGGACGCCATCCGTGAGGCACTTTTGGAATATTGCGGCAACTATCCCAGCCAGAACCGTGCCAGCGAAAGCCTGAGCGGAGTCAGTGCCGCCACCGTATCACAGATCTGTAATCAGAAGTACACCAGTATCAGTGATGACATGTTCAGCCGCATAGCCGCACAGATCGGTTTCAGCATGGACCGTTGGACATTGACCGAAAGCAACGCCTTCCAGCGGATCACTTTCGCAATGTCGGACGCACAGGCCTACAAGAATACCACCTGGGTAGTAGGCGATGCCGGCTGCGGCAAGACGACCGCCGCCATCGAGTACCGCCGCACACACCGCAATGTGTTCTACATCCTTTGCTCCGAAGACATGAGAAAGAGTGATTTCGTCCGGGAAATCGCCAAACAGGTGGGCGCCCCGGTAGACGGGACCAACCTGCGTGACATTCTGGAATATGCCATTTCCATGATAGCCTTTCTCCAGAACCCGCTTATCATCTTCGACGAGGGCGACAAGCTGACGGACAGTGTGTTCTCCTATTTCATCAGCATATACAATCGTCTGGAAAACAAGGCGGGCATCATCTTCCTTTCCACCGACTACATCAAGCGCCGCGTGGAGAACGGCCTGCGCTACAACAAGAAAGGCTACAAGGAGATAAACAGCCGTATCGGCCGCAAGTTCTTCGATGTCAGTGTGGCCACGGAGCAGGATGTGTATGCCATCTGCCAGGCAAACGGGCTGACCGAACCGGCTGAAATCAGGCGGGTACTGCGCGAGGCGCAGCAGGGGGAATACGACCTCCGTCGGGTGAAACGGGTCGTGCACGCCTGCAAACGCATATTGGAGGCCAGACGGATGAAAGGAGGTACGGAACAATGAGTGAAGCGGTGAATGACTTCAAGACCTTTGCCCGGAATGCCAAGGGAGTGCGTGAGCTGCTCTCCATGAAGTTCGACACGCTGCCTTTCGAGGGTGAATGGTATGATGCCTTCGGTACCCCCGAGAGCCGCGGCGTGTGGATAGTCTGGGGGAAGTCGGGCAGCGGGAAAACCTCCTTTGTAATGAAGCTCTGCAAGGAACTCTGCAAATATGGCCGTGTGGTCTATGACAGTCTGGAGGAAGGTATCAGCCTGACCATGCAGAACACCGTACGACGCAGCAACATGCTGGAGGCGAACCGCCGTTTTCTGTTGGTCTGTGAGTCGATGGACGAGCTCAGCCTGCGTCTGAAACGTCAGAAGTCGCCGGATTTTGTGGTGATAGACAGCTTTCAATACACGCAGATGACATACGCCCAATATATCAGGTTCAAGGAGAGGCACAAGAACAAGCTGCTGATTTTTGTCAGCCATGCCAGCGGTCAGAACCCGGACGGACGCAGTGCAAAGAAAGTACAGTACGACGCCTCACTGAAAATCTATGTGGAGGGCAAGCGCGCTTTTTCCCATGGCCGTTTTATCGGACCGAAAGGATATTATGACATCTGGCGGGAAGAGGCGGAAATCTATTTCGGAGACAAACCCATTTTAAATGATGAGAACGAGTAAGGACAAACCTATCAGCGCCCAGCAGCTTAAAGCCCTGCACGCCACCTTCCACCGCATCGGCATGGATGACGAGGCCCGCCACGGCTGCATCTACGAGTTCACTTCCGGCCGTACGGAAAGCAGCCGGGAACTGACGATGCAGGAGGCGCGGCAGCTGCTGGAGCGGTTGAACCCGACGGACGACAAGGCACGGGCCATGCAGATGGCAGAAGCCAGGAATGTATTCCGGGACATCTACCGCCTTTCGTTCCAGATTCCCCAGCTGAACCAGGGGTTCACCAGCGACAGTGAGGAGGAATACCGCATGAACGTGGCGAAGCTGAACATCTGGGCACGTAAGTACAGCAAGGCGCATAAGGACATTACAAGCATGAGGCTTTGGGAGCTCCAGGCCACCAAGAAACAGCTGGAGGCGTGGATGCGCCGTGAGGAAAGGAAACTTAAAAAGGATTGATACAATGAGAAAGAAACAGGAAATAAAGAAAGGAATTGCCATTCTCCGCATGAAAGGGGATAAAATCAGTCTGCTCCAGGCCGAGGTGCTGGAAAACGGGCATAATGAGAGTCAGGTGTTTGCCACCTACGTGGCTTCTGTTCCGGAGGAAGACAAGGACGAGGCCGTGTTTTATGCCTGCCGTGACGCCGCCCGTTTTGCCGCAGGGCGATTATCGCTGGAAGAGCTGATACCCGATGCGGACAGATATCCGGTGACGGTTGACAGACCTGAGCCCAAAGAGCGCCAGTCAGTCAGTGTACGGGAGTTTGAGGCTCTGAAGCGTAAGGTCGCGCAGTTGGAAGGCTTTGTGGAGGATTTGTTGAAAGAACGCCGCCAACGTGCCGAATACCAGAAATTGCCGGATACGAACCGTGCGGACTATATCGGCCAGAAAGATGCTACAGAGCTTATAGGATGTAGCCGTGAGACGCTGAATGCCTGGCAGCGTAAGGGTTACATTACCGGATACCGCAAAGCCGGACTGGTCTATTACAGCAGGAGTGAGCTTGCCGCCGCTCCGGTTGTGCAGAATTTTATCACAATAAAGAAGGGGAGGAGATGAGATGTCAGATAATAATAATCAATATATCCCAATGGCCCATATCGTAGACAGGAACAAACGCCGTGAACGGCTGGCGTCCCGTCTCGAAGTCTGTGCAGACCGTATCTGTGACCTGCAGGACCGGTTGATGGCGGGTATTACCGCCTTGAGACCTATCGAGTACGACCGCCTGCTGGACGAATACCGCGCGGAGCTGGTGCGTTACGACAACATCGACCGGGAACTCCGGCAATTGGAGGACCCTACGAAAACAGAAGAGTACAGGTCCTATCACCGCAATGCCAGCAAGCAGCAGAAAAATAAAATCAACTATTAAATTATTAACCCTATCAAAAGAGCAAGAATTATGGCAAGAACAAAGAAAACAGTAGTCAGCGGCATCAGCCGCGAGCAGGCAGAGCAGGCCTTCGCAGATTTTGCGGCGGCCGATGCCAAAGTACAGAACCTCACCTCAAAAATGGACCTTGAGATGACCCGTATCCGCGAGAAGTATGCGGACCAGCTGGCAGAACTGTCTGCCACGAAGGAAAAGAACTTCGACATCATGCAGGCATACGCCGTAGAAAACAAGGAAGAACTGTTTTCCAGGAAGAAAAGCCTGGAAAGCGCCCATGGCGTGTTCGGTTTCCGTACCGGCACACCGAAGCTGAAGAACCTGAAGGGGTTCACCTGGGCGGCAGTGACAAATTTATGCAAGGAGCTTTTGCCGCAGTATATCCGCACCAGTGAGGAGCTTGCCAAGGACAGACTGCTGGCTGACCGTGAGAATCCTGACGTGGTATCCTATTTCCCGAAGATCGGTGTGCAGGTGGTGCAGGAAGAGACCTTCTATGTGGAGCCTAAAAAGGAGAGCGATGCGGTTGAGCTGTGACATGAGGGAGATACACCGCCGTTACCGGTACCGTCCCCGCGGGCGGTGCTGGGCTGTGTACCTTGACATCACCTACCGTCAGGGTGACAGCTTCCCTCCGAGGATATCCACTCTTGGCACCAAGGTGAATGAATATCCGACCAGGGAAGAGGCACGGCGCGAGGTGTATAGACTGAACGGCTGGAATTATGAAAGGAGAAAAAGAACTTAATACAGAACAAACCATGAGCAAGAAACAGAACGGGGTGCTGGTAACGGCACCCCTCTTCGGAACGGGACGGGAGACCGTCGGAGAATTCCCGGGGTATTCCTGCGGCTATTGTCAGGGCAACGGCTATTTCCAGGGGGATATCACGGTAAAGGACACGGAGTTGGTCCCGTGCCCCAAGTGTGGCGGCACCGGCAAAGTGAAAGGCATCGTTACGGTGGACTGGGTACCGGACGGGGAAGTGAAACCTTATTTCAAGGAGGAACCCCAGCCATGATATACCGTGAACCGAAAGTCCTGATTATCCAGGTGGAAGACGGTCTTCTGGGACAGGTACAATACTATTGGACATATTATGGAAAACCTTGCGACCTTATAGAGCTTGCCGCTAAAACAGAAGGGCTGACAGCCTTACTTGTCACAATGAACAATCCTGATACCGGTTCTTTTGTCTACATGCTGTGTGAACGGCTGAAGGCGCGGATGTATGACCGGATGACCAAAAAACCGTTGAGCGTTCAGGATGTATTTATGAATTGATAAACAGAACGGCAAATGGAATTGACTCACGGCTCCCTATTCTCCGGTATCGGAGGTTTTGAACTGGGGGCACAAATGAACGGTATCCCTACTCTATGGAATTGTGAACTCGAACTCTTCCAAAGAAATTTGTTGAAACAGAATTTTCCAGAAACAAAACAGTATGAAGACATCAGAGAATTACGGAATCCCGGGTATGTTGACATCATCAGCGGCGGATTTCCGTGTCAGGACATCAGCATTGCAGGAAAAGGTACCGGAATTGTCGGTGAAAGAAGCGGCTTATGGTCTGAAATGTTCCGAATTGTACGGGAAGTTAGACCCCGATACGTGCTCATTGAAAACAGCCCAATGCTGCTTGTTCGAGGATTCGAGAGAGTCCTATGCGACCTTTCCTCAATCGGGTATGATGCGGAATGGAAATGTATATCGAACTCCTTTTTCGGTTTCCCTCATGGGCGGTTGCGGTTGTACGTATGTGCATACTCCGACAAAGTCAGACGGGATAAGGTACAGGATGAAGCTCCAATCCTTGGTCAAGAAAATAAATGGTTCCAAGTTCAAAGACGGGAATTTGGCCGAATATCTTGCCAATCATTTTGGCGTGAAGATTACCCCGAGTTTCTGCGAGTGGATAATGGGATTTCCGATAATGTACACCGTCTTGAAGCCGTCGGAAATGCCGTCAATCCGATAGTCGCTGAATATCTTTTTGAGTGTGTGAAAATATTTGATAGTAAATTGAAGTAAAACAAGAAAGGAACTGAATGAGAACTCCAATCACATATTACGGAGGTAAGCAGCAGCTGGCAGCCAAAATTATTTCTATGATGCCGGCTCACAAAATATATTGTGAACCTTTTTTTGGTGGAGGTGCTGTTTTTTTTCAAAAGCCCAAAAGCTATCTAGAGGTGATTAATGATAAGAACGATAGACTTATTACGTTCTATCGGCAGGTTGCGACTAATTTTGAGCAACTGGCTGAAAAGATTGACAATAGTCTTTGTTCCGAATCTGACTACTATCTGGCTAAAGATTACTATAACGGAAGAGTTCCGGCCGGAGACACTGATATAGCCTGGGCTGTATTCATAATAACAAACGGTTCTTTTTCCGGAAGTATGCACGGCGGTTGGAAATGGTGTAATGGTTCGGCAGGAAGCCATACCGGTGTATTCATGCGAAACAAGCGTAGAGAGTTTAATTCCGTATTGAAGAATCGCCTGCAGGATGTGCAAATTTCTTGTCGGGATGCGCTGGATGTAATAAAACAAAGAGATACATCCGATACGTTTTTCTACCTTGACCCACCATATCCAGGATGTACTCAAGGTCATTACCGTGGATATACTCACGAAGAATTGTTCCAGCTGCTTACTCTCCTGCAGGAAATAAAAGGAAAGTTCATTTTATCTAACTTTTGGTGTCAAACACTCCGGTATTTCGTTACTGTGAATAAATGGCATGTAGAAAGGATAGATATGCCTCTCAAGGTCGCCAATCTAACGGAGGCGAAGCATAAAACAGAAATTTTGATAAGTAATTATGAGCTGAGCCCAAGGCTGTTCGGCTAAAAGCAATCAAGAAATGAAGAAATTTAGATGCACTGTTACTCGTACAGACGAGTACATTATAGAACTGGATGAGAAGGTTCTGGATGAAGAATGGATGAAAAAATTTGCAGAGTATATGTACAGCTTTAACACCTTAGAAGAACATGCGGAACATATTGCACAGTATCAAGCAAGATTTGGAAGTGACTATGTATTCATTGAAGGTTATGGCTATGTGAAAAGAAACGGGGAACTACCGTACGGTTCTGAGGATTTTGACAGCAAAGGAAATTGGCTTCCAGAAAATCAGCGCCGGCAACCAGCAGAAGGAATAAATATTGTTATTGTAAATGAGGATAGCGATTGCGAAGTAGAAACAGAAGAATTAGAGTAAAACAGGATAAAAATAAGCAATTGTCATAAGAGGCTTGGTGATGATGTAGATTTATTGTAAAGAGTGTGAGGATTACAAAGAAATATAATCGATTATGAGAAAATATTATTACTATACTTACCGATATCAGAGAGGCATAGGTCATGCCGTCTGTTCATGCGATAATGGCTTTTTCGATGTGAGGGAAAGGCATGAGTACCTTTATAATTTAATTAAGGAATATTGTGTGATTACTTTTTGGAAAGAGATTTCCAAGGAGGAATGCGAGGCAATGAATGATTTTTTTAATGAAAATAAAAAACAATAATGGACAAAGCAAGATTGGTGCTTCGTTGGCTGCTCATCCCCTTGTGGTTCACCATATTCATAGCCTATCTGCCGATATGGTATCTGCAAATGAGCTGGTACTATTTCAGCTTTCAGGATTATTGGGATGCTTTTCTGGTATTATGGGACAAGGCCATGCTGTCCATGAGGTTGAAGATACGCCAATGAATCCTCGAAAGGCCGCCGTATGATTAATATGGTGGCCTTTGTTGTGTATATATGCCGTTATTGTTATCTTTGTATCAGGTTTTCAGGTAATTCAGGGTATTATAATTTCAGAGGTATGAAAAAAAGTCGAAACAGGATTGTAGGATGCAGCTACGCGTTCAGAGTAGAGGACATTGTACGCATTTATGATGAACATTCCCGCAGCGGCCTCTCCAACCGTGAGATCCTGCGCCGTTATATCTGGCCGAAGTACCATATCTGTGAAAAGACCTTCTACAATATCATCAATGCCAGCGCCGACCCGCGCATCATCCAACGCCAGAAAGAGATGCGGGCGCAACTGTCGCTTTTCTGACCCGTCCTTATCCCCTGTCTATCACTTTACATGTGAAATCGGTGACATCCTCCACAAGTTCCTCATGATTGTGGTTCGTGCTACTTCCGGTACGCCGGAACAGACTGAAGGAAATGCTGCCGTCGTCTCCGGAGAGGTTGAAAAGATGCCGGTCCATGCGGTCCAGCAAGTCGAAACGCTCCAGCGCCTGCTGCTGGAAGCCGCCGCCTTCGCGGGAACTCCCTTTCCAGGGTGTGACGATATGCAGGCGTAGGGTCACGTCCGCTGTCTGCGTGCCGCCGCCCGTCCATTTCACGGGCCGGAATTCAATGAATACGGCAGGGACATCAAAAGGCTCTTCCTGCTCCAGGAATGAAATCTGCTCGTTCCATAGGTCGAATGTTCTGATGACGGGCTTCCCGTCCCGGTCTGTAAGTTGTTTCAGCCGTTCTATGAGGCTGAGGTAAAGGAACCTTCTCATATCTAAAATATTCTTTTGCTATTGTTTTCCACTATTTCCCGGATGATGCGCTCCACCTCCGGATGCATGCCGATGAACCGTCGGCGCGGCATGACTATCCTGCTTCCTGCCCGTTTCAACGCCATACGTTTACAGAAAAGTGCCTCTTCCGTGGGGTTGCGCCTATAATTGTCTGTCAGTTGCCGGTACAGGTACCAGAAGTACCTTTTCATCTTTCTGGTGACGGTTATTGCTCCACCCTCATTGTGAATGGCAGCGTATGGCAGGTCACTGCTGAAAACCACGCTATGTCCCGTAGTCTCCGTCTTGATACTCCTGCGCAAGGCCCCTGTACGCGTCAACAGCCCCCGGCTTTCGTCGTCATTGTATTTTCTTCGTGCCCAATGCTCGTTGAAGAAGGCTTCGCGTTCGAAGTTGCGGTCGAACTCTTCGCCTATTTTTGTGCCGATATCCTTCAGCGTAAGACTGATGAAGCGCTCCACCTTCCGTTCCAGTTCCTTGGCTGTGTCTGAATTTTGGGGCATAATGCTTGTTTATTAAAGAATTAAACGTATCTTTGCATTTGAAAGAAGCAGTTTTATAAGCAAGTCGTGGATTGCAGTTCCACGGGGCTACTTATAAGGATGCTTCTTTTTTATTCCAGTATCTTCAGTATGTTGTCGCTATCCGAAATGCTGTGAAGATTTACTTCCCCATTGGCATACTCTCTGACAATAATCCACGATTTTTCTTTTCCGACTACAGTTTCAAACAAATGGGCTACGGTCCCGGCATCGTGCTTGTCGATGCCATATCCCAAATAGCCGGCTTTCTGCAAAACTTCCCTGATTTGTAGCAGGAGCTCATTTTTCTCTGCATACCGCTTATGAGGTTGATTAAGCCATTCCTTTATACTTTTTCCCGTGACATGTATTTCCTTGCCGAATCCGGGGTTTCTGAACACCTCTTTTTTCAGACCGGACGCTTCTTTCTGTATCTCCTTTCTGCGTATTTTCAATGTTTCTTTCCGTCTGGTCATTTCCCTTATCACCTTGCAGGCCGCACACAATTCATTGTCGGGCACTTTGACCAGTCCCATCGTACCCGGTCTGTCAGGGCAGTCCTTGCACCGGCTGATGGTATAGGGATTGTAGAACGGGAAGCATGCCATCTGTCTGCCGGGATTGAAGCGCATCATCTCTTGATGCCTGCCTGCTGTGGCCTGGCTGCCATCCAGTATTGCCCGGTGTTCGTCACTTTCCGGATAATCGCTACGGAGTACCCTTGCCACCGTACAGCGGCAGTTCCACCCGTTGGGGGGAAAGTATTCATCCCAGAACCGTGAGGTAATGGGCAGCGTGACATTATGCAGTGCCCGGTGTGCCTCGCGTACCCGTTTGTCGCCCACAGTGCGGTATTGCAGCAGGTAGCGGTCCCGGTCCTCATCGTCCCACCACTGCTTCCACCTGGCAGCCATGGCGGCAGATGCCATGGCGAAGTTGTATTCCGCTTTCAGGTACCAGCGGTTATAGGTCTCGTTCACCTTTTGAACGTCATTCAAAAAGTGTTCAAAGGGCTTCCGGTTCCCGTCCGCATCGAGCAGCGAGGGGAACGCCTCGTTCAGCTCATGGAAGGTCTTGAAGCCGGAAAAGACGTAATTGCTTTCCTTGAGCCGCCGTATGCTGATGTCGTCCATGGGGCGTTGACGGACTGAATAATCCACGGCACGGTCCAGCGTATCGGTATGGTCGCGTATGAACTTCTGCACCTCCTTGTCCGCCAGCATCTCTGGTGTGAATTCCGGCTGCCGGTGGAGCCAGCGCATCAGCAGGACAAAAGACGCCTCCACGGCAGCAGTATCTATTTCCTCTTCTTCATCTTCCCCACTGTCAGCCAGCGGCAGTGCATTTCCGTAATATGCCAGCAAGGCTCGTCTGTGCAGCCCTTCGTAGTCAGAAGGGCTCAGTCGAAAAAACAGAGCTTCTGTTCCCCATCCCCCTTGCCATTTTCCTTGCCTGCCGGGACAGCCACCGGTGCGGGCGCTTTTTTCCCGATAATGGGCACATTGTACTTGTTGATGAAATATTTCAGGTCCACCTCGTAGTTCTCCAGCAGCAGGCGTTCATAGGCAATCTGCTGTTCGGGTGTGAAGTCTATGCCCTCGTACCAGTCAAAACGGTATCCCTTCAGGGGGAAACCGTGCTTTATCATTTTTGGGATAAGCTGGAAGTTGATGACGTCCCGCAGGTTGTCGGCATCCTTGCTGACAAGGTTCTTCAGCACCTCCAGATGCACCTCGCTCTGCGAAAGGCTGCTGCCGTTCTCCGTAGTCATGGTTTCGGTGAGCACTCCCTTTGACAGTTCGGAGTTGGCGCGGTCTATGCGTTTGTCAAAGACGTTGTAGGCATCCCCGCGGGTGGACTCCTTGATTTCTATCTCGGTGCCTTCGGGAAAGAGCGCCCAGCCTGCTGCACCCATCGTGCCCAGCATCTTCTCGATACGTCCCAGCTCCTTGGAGTCCCGGCTGGTGGTCTTTCCCACCCGGAAGGGGATGCCGAATATTTCGGAAAACATGTCCCAGAAGGAGCATACGTTTTTCTTGGGAATGGTATGCTGGGCACATTTGAGGTACATCCCCAGGTCGTGCGTGCCGCCCACCTCCACCGTCCAGTCCGCCATTTCGCTGTGCCGGTAGTCATAGCCGTTCTGCCATGCCTCCTGCTGACGTACCACGATGACCCCGTATTCGGGGATGACGTGGCGGCGCGGTACCAGCTGCACCTCGCTGAAGGCGGGTGTCCCGTCCACGGAGATGACATCTCCCAACTGGATGAGCGAGTGCCCCCAGTAGTGCGCGTCCAGTGCCAGGTCCATGAAGGTCTTGAACCAGGGCGCCTCGAATATGGCCGTCAGTTCCGGGTTCTCCACCCCCTTTCGATCCACGATGCGGAAACTCTTGTTCAGCACATACCCTTTGCGCTGTCCCACGCATCCGGTGAGGTGCATGTCCACCTCCACGTCGCCATACACGTCATACAACGGCACACGGTTGGGATATTCCACATTCTTTGCATACTGCCAGGCGTTGCGCCAGGCGCGCATGTCTTTCTTGGTAAGCGCCTCGGTCTGCAGTTGCAGGTCGACGGACAGTCTGGTCACCCGCTTCACCTCGGCGGGATTGCCGAGGTTTACCCTGCCAATCCTTACCGGGTTCTGTTTCTTGTAATTGCGATTGGACATAGTCTGTTAATTGAAAATGAATAATTGAAAAACCATATTTCTTACCAGATATACTCGTTCCTGGCGGCTGATCCGTAGCGGATGGGGTTATGGAAATCCTCTTCTCCGTCCGGCCCCATGACGGTGGGAATGTCGGGGATTACACGTCCCGCCTGTATCTCCTTCAAGTATTCGATGGCATCCTTATAGCGTTTCTCGCGCACCTCGGAGCCCATCTTCTGGGGCAGCGACGCTGACATGTGGTAGAGGGCGATATCGACCGCACATCCCACCAGTTCGGCATCCCGCCGTTCTCCTTCGCAGGCGAATGCCTTCTGTATGTCGTAACGCCCGCGCAGGGCCGATGCAATGCGTGACAAGGCACGCTGTTCCGCTGCCAGGCGGTTGTCGGGTGAACTCTGTTGCATGATTCTCAATGCCTCCGTTCCAATCTGTATGTAATCGTCTTCCGTAATGAACATGGGGATAATGTTTAGCGGTTAATGTTTAGTGATGCATGAACTCTTAATTTTCACCAGCTTTGGGAGGGCGGCTGGCGTACTCCCATGCGCGGTGTGAAATTTTCCTCACGCACCTGCTTCTGCAGTTTGTAGATGGCACCCTCATCAGCGTCGGGGCCGTCATCATGGGCGCGGCTTCCTTTCTCGAAGGCGAGGGTCTGTTCGATACCGGTCTTCATGTCGTTGTCATTTTTCAGTTTCTCGTTGTAAAAGACCAGACCGCGTTCCCACAGCGGGCTGACGGCTTCGATGCGGGCGAACTTGTCCGGCTTCTTCCGCTTGTCGGCGGTGACGGGCACCTGGTAGCCGCGCTGCCTGCCCTCACGCTCGAACTCGTCCAATATGGTATCCTGCATGAAGTTGGCTTCCATGTAGATGGTGACGGTGGCGTCCTCGGACAGTGACTCCCAAAGGTCATAAACCCATCGCACCATTTCGCCCACGCTGCACTGACGCACAAAAGCACGCAGGCAATGCAGTTCTGTGGGACTGGCGGTTTTCAATCCGGCGCGTGGACGTCCCCACAACTTGGCGGCCTTGTAGTCGTTCTTGCTGCTGTCCTTGAAACTGGGGTCGATGTAGAGCACCAGGCTTTCATAGTAGCGGAGTTTGAGCATCCGCTTCCACCGGATCCAGCGTTCCTGGAAGACCGCACCTTCGGTGATGGGATTGTGCATGTATTCCTTCTGGAAGCTTCGGTAGCCCATGAACCGTTCACGACTGCGCAGCAGTTCGATGGTGTAACATTCCGGCCAGGCGGGAGTCCCGTCCTTGCCGATTGCATAGACGGTACTGGTATATACGGTGTCGCTGTCTGTCATCTTTTGCAGCACGCTGTTCTTGCCGATGAGGTTGCCCACCATGATGAAGCGTCCTTCCTTACCGCCAAAACAACCGAAAAGGGCTTCCTTCACCCATTTTGTCATCTCTCGCACACGCGCCTCGCTACGGCACATCTCGTCATCGTCAAGGTCATCCACCACGATATAGTCCGGACGCTTGTCGCGAAAACGCAGTCCTCGTGGTGACTGCCCGCGTCCGCGGCTGAAGAAGGCGCACTGGTCCTTGGTAACGAATTCGCCCTCCTGCCAGCATCCGGAGTTGTATTGCTCGCCGAAGTCTTCGACAATGTACTGGTTGAACTGGAGTTCCGCCTGCAGGTCGCTCAACAGGGCATCGGCATTGCCCTCGCTTTTCCCCACCAATACCATGACGTGCAGCTCCCCCTTGAACTTCAGCCATAGGGGGATTCCCACGTCCAGGTGTACGGACTTGGCATGTCCGCGCGGCCATTTGAAAACGGCCCGCATTTCCCGGTGCTTCTCGATGTAACGGGCGGCCTCGTTGTGGAATCTTGCATTGGGGCATTGGCAGTAGTGGCTCAGGTACCGCCGGCAGAAGTAGTCGTAATCTTTCAAGGCACGGGCGATGTTCTTTTTCCGTTCGGCTTCAGTCTCCGGTTTGCGTTTTGAGGTGAGGCGCAACAGGCGCTGGCAGTGCTCATTCCACCGCAGCAGTGCTTCTTTTTTTTCTTCCGCTGTCATTTCTGTTTGAATTTGATTCCCATGAATTCGCTGTGCATACGGTTGATGAGTACAAGCATTTTGTCGTCTATCTCGGGATATTCGTCCCGGTGCGTCACCATCCAGTTCTCAAACTCTATGAGTGTATCCACCTTGTTCACAATGGTGGTGCTCAAGTTGATTTCCTTGATAGCTTTGACGGATTTCAGCAGCGAGTCAGCCATGCGCCCGATGCTTCTTTCGTCACCGTCTGCCTTGTCGATGGCGTCCCCCAGTTTGGAAAGGGTTTTGGAGGTGATGGATTCCTTGCTCATTTCGCGTGCGGCGCGTTCCTCTTTCCAGCCTTCAGTGTTCAGCCACCGGCTGACGGACTGGCGGCTCACTCCGGTGAGTTCCACAATCTGTGCGGTGGGGGTCCCTTTCATGTAGAGGTGCTTCGCCACCGATTTCTGCTTGTCCTTACTGTTTGCCATATACCTTGAAATTTCTTGTTTACAGTGGCAAAGTTGCGAAGTGTGGTGCGGGGCACGAAAAAACGGCGCAATGCTTGCACACAGTTACAAAACGGTTGCACACTTGAGGGCAACCGTTACACACTTTTTTGTGCGGTTATGGGTGTAGCTGTAAGTTTGCGACAAAATGAGACGGAAATCATGGCTAAAAGAATCAGGATATCAAACGAGACATTGAACTGCTTCGGCACCTGGGTAAAGACTGACGGGGTGGATTTGGAGCAGTTCCGGAGAAATCCCGTCATGCTGTGGATGCACTGGAGGGGTATCATTATCGGAAATATTAGGGATTTGAAAGTGGAAGGTGCCGAAATCACCGGTGAACCCTACTTTGATGAAGTCCGTGACGAGTCGAAACTGGCAAAGCAGCAATGGGACAAAGGTACTCTGAAGATGTGCAGCCCTTATTTTGAAATCGTGGAGTCGAGTGACGACCCCGTACTGCTGAAACCCGGGCAAACCCGTCCTACCGTCACGAAGTGCAGGTTAATGGAAGTGAGCATGGTTGACATGGGCGGCAACGATGACAATATAGTAATGCTGTCGTATCAGGGCAAGGAACTGAAACTCGCCACAGGTGAAGACAGTGCCGCGCTTCCTTTGCTGAAATCAAGCGGCGGAGATGCTCCGCAAGACAATAATTCAAAAACAGAAAAGACTATGAACGTAGATTTTAAAGCTATCGCCCTGAAGCTGGGCCTGCCGGAAACGGCTACAGAAGCGGACATCCTTGCCAGGATAGGTATTTTGCAGGGATTCGAGACCGCCAACACGGAACTGCGCACCCAACTGGATACCATCAAGCTGGCGGGCGTGACACAAATGGTGGACGATGCCGTCAGGGCAGGGAAGTTCAATGCCGACAAGCGGGAGCATTTCATCCAATTGGGTAAGACAATGGGCAGTGAAAGCCTGAAACTGACACTGGAGAGCATGGCACCCGTGACGAAACCCATGCAACTGCTGAACATCGGCGGCGGAACCGTAGGCAGTGGTGCGGCAACCGGACAATGGGGCAAACTGAGCGAGGTACCGGAAGCGCAGCTGAAGCTGATGCGCGAGAACGATCCGGACAAATACCGTGCGCTGTACAAGGCGGAATACGGCATTGACTGCCCGAAATTTTAGAAATATAGTATCAATTGTAAAACAGAAAGTGTTATGATGAAATTTTTAGTGGGAACGCTGTTCAACGTCCTGATGGGCGTAGTATTGGCGTCGGTTGTGGGGATTGACCCTGCTTATGGAGCGGCTACGGCGGCAGTGCCGATGGTGCTTGGAAAATTCATGCCCGTAGGGGCACTCTTTGAAGGTGTATACACCGAAGTGTGGACAGGCGAGCTGGTGAAGCAGCTCAATGCGGGGCTGGTGGCGAGTTTCCTGAACGGCATTCCCGATTATTCGGCCAAGGTGGACAATGAAATCATTCACCTGGTAGATGTAGGCGGCGACCCGGACGTGCTGATAAACAACACAACGTATCCCATCCCTATCCAGGACTTGAGCGAAAGCGATATTCCCATCGGGCTTGACAAGTTCCAGACGAAAGCCACCCGTGTGACGGATGATCAGCTGTATGCCATCTCATTCAACAAGTTCAGCGCGGATGTGGAACGTCATGGCAACGCCATCTCCACCGTGAAGTACAAGAAAGCCATCCATGCGCTGGCTCCTTACAGCAACACGGCCAAGACTCCCGTCGTCAAGACATCGGGAGAGGCTGACGCAAACGGTCGCAAGAAGATTACCCGCAAGGATATCATTGCCCTGAAAGCAAAATTCGACAAGGCGCAGGTTCCTACAGACGGACGTCGCCTGGTGCTCTGCAACGACCACGTGAACGACTTGCTGGAAGACGACCAGAAGTTCCGCGACCAGTACTACAATTACACCACCGGTAAGGTGATGAACATGTATGGTTTTGAAATCTACGAGTTCGTGAACTGCCCGTTCTTCACTAAAGAAGGCGTGAAAGTGCCTTACACTACCAAACCGGCAGATACCGACATGCAGGCATCCGTGGCGTTCTACGTCAACCGTATGTTCCGTGCGCAAGGTACCACCAAAATGTATTACAGCGAGGCACGCACCAGCCCGCAGACGCAGGAGAGTCTGGTAAACTTCCGCCACTACGAAATCACCATGCCCAAGAAGATGGAAGCCATCGGTGCCATCTACAGCTGGGACGGCTCCACTGCCCAGACTTCGGATGCGACTGCTCCGGCAGAAAAACGTTGGGCGCAGGTCAGACGCGAAGCGATTGAGGCTGCCGAACAAGCTGCTGCCGGCGGGGAAAGCCCGAAAGCAGACGATGCCAACAGTGAATTGGAGGAATAGTGATGAGCAGAGGACTACGTAACAACAACCCCGGGAACATCCGCCTGTCACGTACGTTGTGGCAGGGGGAGGTCCGGCCCTCCCGGGACAAGGCTTTCTGCCAGTTCAAGACAATGGCTTACGGATATCGTGCCCTCATCAAGTTGCTTCAGAACTACCGTCGTAATAACGGTTGCCGCACGGTAGCGGACTTCATCAACCGTTGGGCGCCTCCGGTGGAGAACAACACTTCGGGTTATATCAGCCGGGTATGCAGGGAGATGCAGGTACCGACATCGTTCGTGCCTGATATAAACGACCGGGCAACGATGTGCGCTTTTGCCGCCGCGATCTCACAAGTGGAAAACGGTGTACCGGCAGTGATGATGAACGTGGAAGCCGGCTGGGAACTGCTTTAATGATTGATAACCCGTAACGATTTTCAGCCATGAATTCAGACTTGATTCTACAGATTCTCCAATGGCTTGTGCCGAGTGGCATTGCCGGTTCCCTCTGGGCATGGCTGAGACGCCGGGAGAACAACAAAGTGCTCGCCGCCAAGGAGCGGAACGATGCCTATAAGGAAATGTACGACAACCTGTCGGGAACATTAATAGACTTACAGAATGAGAACATCAAACTTTACAAGGCGGTGCGGGAGCTCAACCGCACTATTCAGAAGGCTTCTACTTGCAAGCATTATGGCGATTGCCCTATCCGTCACGAGCTGCAGAAGTCCGGGACGATTGACACGGAACAGCCTCGTTACCGACAGCCTGCAAGGCAGAAGCGTGTTCGCTCTCCTTCAGCAGCCCGTTCCGCCCAGCCTGGCGAAGACGCAGTTTCCGACGAATCTGCTGAATTCGATACCTGTGGGGACGGGATTCAGTAAGCGCAGCGGACAGGCCACGGTGAACGTCACCCGCATATCGGAGGACAGCCTGGAGGTGACCGCCACCTGCGACAGCCTGGCACGGCAGGTGATGCTGCTGACGGAAGAACTGACCCGGATCAGGAGCGAGACTTCGGAAAAAGCGGAGCTGCTGCCTCCGGAGGTGATAAAGGAACCCACCGGCTGGCAGTGGTTCCAGATATGGACAGGTCGGCTGGCCGTTGCCGTCCTTCTTCTGATACTGATTAAACGGCGATTGAATAGAACTTAAAAAACAAAAGAATTTATGGACGGATTAATCTACGGACTGGCGCACCTCAAATTCAAGGAGAAGGAAATCGGCCTTATCAGCGAGGAAGGGCTGCAACCTGCCGGAAGCGCTCCGAGTACCACGGACATCTACGCCGCACAGGTGAAGGACGGTCCGGTAATGACACTTACCACCAATCCCGGCAAGAAGGCATTTTCCTGCACCCTGATAGAGCTGAATGCCGACAGCCTGGTGAACACTATCGGCGGCACCAAGGACGCCAATAACAACTGGGAGCCTCCCGAGAAATGGGAAGCTACGGGCGTGATGGATGTAGTGGCTGACAGTGGCGAGACCCTGCGCTTCTACAACGCGAAGGTGACCGGCAGTGACTTTGCCAACGGCATCAACTCATCAAACGTATTGGGACTTTCCCTGAACATCGAGCTGCTGAAGGATGCCGATGGCAAGCGCATGAAGCTCTTCGCCAAGGGTGTCGACCCGGATACGGGCGCCGAGGCTGTTGGAGGGTAAAAGGTACGGACTATGAAACCGAACCTGGAAATCGAGGCTCTTGCGGAGAGGATCATGTCGGATGCCGGCATCTCCCTTCCGCTGCGGCTTCCCGGAGGGAAATACATCCGCTGGGTGATGCGGGTGCCGAACCTGGAAAGCCGCTGCCGCATACAGCGGATGTACCTGAAGATGGGTGTGACACACGAGGAACTGAAGGCTTATACTTTCGAGCAGAAGCAGGAGTTCATGGTGAAGCATACCGGAACGGTGAGCCGCATGGTGGCATACGCCATTGTCCGCGGTTGGGTGTTGGGTTGGCTACTGAACCGCCCGGTGGCATGGATGCTGCGCAGCTGCATGCATCCGGCAGCCCTGGAAGAGGCATGGATGATTGCCCTTAGCACGATGAGCACGGTCCCTTTCGGGAATACTATCAGATTGGCCGAGGTGATGAGCCTGACGGCACCCAATCTGAGCCGAAGAAAATAGAACGGGAGTTAAAGGGGTACATGGAACCCGCCCATAGCCCGTTCGGTCTCGTGGGACAGATAGCCCGTGACACGGGTTGGAGTGTGGACTATATCATGCGCGGGGTGAACTACCCGATGCTGATGCTGATGTGGCAGGACTTCCCCCGCCACGTGCCGGGAAGGAGGAAAACCACGCAGGAGATGGTTGCCGAAAAGAGAAGCCGCAACGGGCAGCCGAATATATCTCCGGCGGATTATTTACAACAATTGCTTGACGAAGAGGAGAACGCTGATGAATCCCATTAAACTTGAAATATTCCTGGATGACAAGACGCTGGCGGGCATGCGGTCGGTGGAGGGCAATGTGGCCAACATGGAGGCTTTCACCAAGCGGATGATCGGGCATCTGAAACTGGAGCTGAAGGATTTGGAGAAGGAGTATAAGAATCTCCAAAAACAAGGGCTTGCCGGTGACAGGGAACTGGCGGATATCCAGGCACTGAAGGGTGCCATCGGCGGATTGAAAGAGCAGTTGAAAGAATACGAGGCGGCAAAAAAACGGGCGAACGAGACGCCCATCATGGGTAATGACCCCGCACCGAAACTGAACAGCGTGAGGATGAGCATGGCGCAGATAGCCCGCGAGCTTCCGGCACTGGCTATGGGACCGCAGATGTTCTTCCTGGCGATATCCAACAACATACCGATGTTTACGGATGCGGTGGGTAATGCCAGAAAGGAGTACGAGAGGCTGACGGCGGCGGGCCAGAAGGCGATGCCGGTATGGAAGCAGGTGTTGAAGTCCCTGTTCTCGTGGCAGACGGCTATGGCAACGGCAATAACGCTGACTGTGGTATTCGGCAAGGAAATTGGGAATTTCTTCTCTACACTCTTTTCCGGGAAAAAGTCAGTTATTGGTCTGGCAGAGGCACAGGAAGAGTTGAACAAGGCGATGCAGGAATCCGATACGGGTATCGGAAAGAATCTCGTATCGCTCAAAACCTTGCAGGAGAAGTGGGCCTCCCTGGGAAATGACCTTTCCGCAAAAAAGAAATTCATAACTGAGAACAAGGAGGAATTCGACAGACTGAATGTGGCTGTTGCCAACGTCGCAGACGCGGAGAATCTACTGGTCGACAATACGGAAGCTTTCATCAAATCCATGCAGCTCCGCGCCAAAGGTGCGGCAGCCCAGAAGATGGCTGCCGAGAAATACGAAGAGTCCCTTAGGCTACAGCTGGAGATAGAAAAAGAGAAGAAACGTCCGGTCAGCACGCTTGAAAGGACAGCCGGCACTTTGAATACCGTCCAGTCAAGAGGGCTGGTAAATGAAACCGGTGAAGACCTCAAACGGTACGGAGTGGAACATCTGGAGAAACAGAAGAAAGCCATCGACGAGACTGCCGATGCATTCTTCCGACTCGGCATTGAAGCGGAAAATGAGGCCCGGAAGGAATTGAAGGCAGCAAATATAAAGGACAAAATAAAAGTAAAGACACCGGTAAAAGGAGGTAAAACAGTTACCGACTATCAGAACGAACTTGTCGACGCCCGTATCCGTGCCCAGCAGAAAGTGGAGGCCGCCCGCATCGCCGTGATGGTGGAGGGACGGGAAAAACGCAAGGCACTTGCTGAAAAGGAGTATAATGACACTCTTGCCGCCATCGCCAAGGAAGAACGCGATACCCTTGCCAAACTGGAGAAATCAAGGAAGGCGGGCAGAAAAGTGACTCCCGAAGAAGAAAAGCAGGTGAAGGACGACGCGACGGCACAACGCGCCCTTGCGCAGGTACAATACCTGCAGGATACCTACAATATTGAGAAGGAATGGCGCGAAAAGAACAGCCAGGCATGGATTGACTATAACAAGGAGTACGGCACCTATCAGGACAAGCGCCTTGCCATTACACAGGATTATGCGCTGAGGATGGCCCGTGCCGAAACCGAAGGTGAGAAGGAATTACTGAAAAAGAGACGGAACAATGACTTGAAGGAACTGGACTTCGGGGAATTCAAGAAGACCGTCAACCTGGCTGACGTATTCGGCAATCTGGACGAACAGAGTACGGAAGCGCTTTCCGCCCTTCGTGACAAGCTGAAAGAATATATCAATGGCGCCGCCAAAGAGCTGCGTCCTTCCGACCTGAAGGAGCTGCAGAACGCCCTTACGGATATAGACCTGAAGATTGCCGACCGCAAGCCTTTTCAGGAATTGAAACGCTCGCTGGCGGAGTACAGTGAATCCCAGGCGGCAGTGGAGAATGCCCAGAAAGACTTGAATATCATAATGGCAGGAGGTGCGGTAGTTACGGGTATGTATAAGGATGAGACCGGCAAACTTGTAGCCAAACTGTTGATCCAGGAACAGGCTGAAAAGAACCTTTCCGAGGCCCAGAACAACCGTCTGAAGAAGCAGGTAGCCTTGGTGCAGTCGCTGCAGGGTGTGGCGGGTAAGATGTCATCTTACGGTCAAGCTGCCGACACCATCATCTCCACGCTGGAAGGCTTCGGTGTGAACATGGATGAGAACGTGAAAGGTGTGGTGGAAGGATTCAACACCATGAGCGAAGGCATCAGCCAGTTTGCTCAATCACTGCTCAGCATGGATATCGGCGGCATGATAAGCGGTGTGGTGAACACCGTGGGCGGTGCCATTAAGAGCGTGGGCAGCCTGTTCGGTGCCGACTGGGGAGGCGAACGATCGGAAAGACGTTACCGGCAGGCCAAAGAGAAATACGAGAGTTACATGGAAGTACTCGACAGGGTCATTTCCAAACAGAAGGAGCTCGTAGCTTCCATGGAGGCGGACGACTTCGCCAATGCCGACAACTCTTACGAACGTGCCCGCGAGCTGCTGAAGAAACAGCAGGACTATGCCCGCGAGATGGGCAAGGCCTACCTGAATGCGGGTGCAAGCAAGGGATTTCTGGGTGTGGGGTCAAGTGCCTCGCACGGTACCGACCAGCGCAAGGACATCTCCCGGTCCGCCTGGGAGCAAGCCAGGAAGGTGTTGGGCAGCGACTTCGATAAATACGGCATAGGGGACGGTCGCATGACGGGACTCTTCGACCTCTCGTATGAGCAGTTGGTGAGACTTCGTGATGAAGCAAGCGGGTTCTGGAGCGAACTGCACGAGGACACACAGGACTACCTGAACCAGATTATCGAGAGCGAGGAAGCCTGGCAGGAGGTGCAGGAAGCCCGCAAGGAGGCACTGACGAAGACGGACTTCGACAGTTTCTACAACGGCTTCGTCTCCATGCTGTCCGATATGGATGCCACTTCGGAAGACTTTGCCGACAGTTTTGAGAAGTACCTTCAGAATGCCATTTTTTCCGCACTGGTGGCAACCCGGTACAAGGACCGGATACAGAAACTGTATGACTCATGGGCTGACATGGCCGACAAGGACGGACTTTCCTCGACGGAGGTGGAGAAACTGCGCGGGGATTACCGGAAGATAATCGATGAGATGCTGGCACAGCGGGAACAGATAATGGAGGATTTCGGCTGGGAAGGCTCTTCCGGCAGTTCAAGTTCCCAGTCCGGACGCAGCGGGACTTTTACTGCCTTGACCCAGGAGCAGGGTACGAAGCTGGAGGGGCTGTTCACCTCCCTGCAGGACCATGCCAGCGGCATGCACAAGTTACTGGAGGAACTGATGAAGGGACGCGCTGCCGACCATGACATATTCCTGCAGATAGCGGAGAATACCGCTTACTGCAAGATACTGGAAGACATATTCGACCTCCTGGCAAGCAAGGACCGGGACGGATGGAAAACGATATAGAAGTATGAAAGATTTGACCGGATACATGACCGTCAACGGCAAGGACGCCTGGACGGAATATTCCGCTTTCCTCTGTGAGGACAGACGGGAGGATAACTTCAATTTCAGTGAATTGCTGAAACCGCTTGAAATGAAGGGGTACACCGCTGTGGATTTTCGGGAGCGTAACGGTGAGGAGCTGCCGGAGGTATTGCCGTCTCCGTGTTGTAAGGCCAGGGACGTGACGTTGTACTTCGCCATATACGCCTCTTCTCCGGAGGAATGCGAGACCCGCCGTGCGGCATTGATGAAGGTCATGTATTCCGGATGGGTGAACCTTCAGGTAAAGGGCAGGACATCTGCCTATAAGTTCTACTACAAGTCTTCTTCCGACTTCGACACCGTGACGGATGTATCCGGCGGGATGGTCGTAGAGAGATGGAAAATGAAGTTTCGGGAACCGAAACCCGGAACTCTTTAAATAACGATTAAAAGCTGTTTGAATGGAACTCAAAATCTATAACCGGTCCGGAGAGTTGAAACTGACGGTTTCCACATCCTCCTCCACCACCTGGAACCAGGAACTGATGAAGGAATACTCTGTGTCGGCCTCCTTTACCCACCCGTCCTACGTGATGCTGGACGTGGAGGACTATGTGCTGCTGGAGGGAGTGAAGTTCAGTATAAAGAAGGAGTACAAGCCCAGGCAGAAGGATACACAGACCTACAGTTATTCGGTGAAGTTCTATGCCCCCATACATGACGCGGAGCAAGTGAAGTACTTGCATCTGACCGATGGGGCTTATAACCCCCAGTTCAGTCTTGACGGTGGTCCCCGCGAGCACCTGCAGAAGTGGGTGGAGAACATGAACCGCATCTACGGGCGTGAGGTCTGGCGCATCGGCGACGTGGTGGTGGCAGACAACCGGACCATCGAATACAATAATGTCACCTGCTGGGATGCCGCCACAATGATTGCCGAAGCGTTCGGTACGGAATGGTGGACGGACGGCTTCACCTTCAACCTTTCGCGCTGCGAGCATGGGGAGCCGGTGGAACTGGGCTATATGCGGGGGCTTACCTCATTGGCACAGTCGGAGAACAGTGACAGTGTAAAGTTCTTCACGCGTCTGATTCCCCTGGGCTCGACAAAGAACATCGACCCCTCCCGTTACGGCTTCTCCCGTCTCCAGCTTCCTGACCGGTCCAAATATATGGACCGTAACACGAACTACGGTCTGTATGAACACGTGGAGGAGGATGCCTTTGCCGGAATATTCCCCCATTATACGGGCACTGTGACGGCTGTGCGCAGTGAAGAGAAGGCCGGGGATGACGGGAACAAGTTCACTGTCTATTATTTCAAGGACAGCGGCATGCAGTTTGATCCGAACGGGAATGAGATAGTCGGCCTGGTGAAGCATGTGTCGTTCCAGACAGGGGACCTTGCCGGGCGTGACTTCGAGGCAAACTATGACTCAAAAACGGGGGAATGGGAAATCATCAACACCTATCCTGATGACAAGACGCAAATACCGGGTGGCAGTCTGATACCGGCTGTCGGGAATGAATATATTCCCTGGAACTTCCGTATGCCGGTGGAATACGAGACGCAGGCTGAGCTCGACTACAAGGCCGCCGTGGATGACTATCTGGCCAGATACAGTGAGGACGTGTCCAAGTATGGCGGTGACACGGACTATATTTATATAGACCGGAACCGGATACCGTTATTGCCGGGACAGCGTGTGCGGTTGCTGAGCGACAAGTATTTTTCAGCGTCGGGCGGGACCAGGGACACGCGGATGACGAAAGTCGTGCGCAAACTGGACAATCTCTCCATTGCAACAATAGAATGCACCGACCAGGTGGGAAAAGGCTGGAAGTCGCGGGTGGATTCAAGTCTGACGGACTTGAAATATATACTGGACAAGCAGCGGGAACAGCTGTCACTTGATATTCTGAAAAGCTGGGACGGGCGGCCGGCTACTGACTATACGGTCATGTCCGCTCTGAGGGTACTGAAAGAGATTGCGCAAAAAGCTTTGAGCAAGACAGAGCCCGACCAGACAGATTTCATTATTCGTCTTCTCGGAGGTCTTGAGGTCGGCGAGTCAATTGACTCCATGGTTGCCGGGAAAGGTATCATTGCCGATAGGGACGGCCGTATGCAGCTGTCCCGCCTCGAGGTCCGCGATTCCATTACTGTCCTTGAACTTATCTTCAACCGTCTCTCTGCCATGGAGAGCGACTATTCCTTCTCCGAGTCCGGTACCATCGAAAGTGTATCGCAGCTTGAAGACGGCACATACAGCCTGAAGATGAAGAAACGGTGGGATAACGACTTTACTGCACTGGCAGAAAACGATGTTGTATATGGTGTTGTCAATGACCTTGCATCAGGTGGCGGCAAGTATTATACCTCCTGGCTACGTGTTTTGCATGTTGACATCTCAGCCAATACGATCAACGCTGTGATGTACCCTGATAGCGAGGTGCCGGGTGGCAAGAATTATCCTCCTGAGCCGTTGATGATATTATCACACCGTGGCAACCCGGTTGATACTGAACGGCAGGGTTATTGGTATCTGTCATCCCGTGAGCATTGTATCTGCATGCTTAACGGGGTCACAAAACCCATCCTTGAGGAAAGCAACTATTCGGTGATCGTCGGCAGGCTGAAGCATCTGTCTCTGTTCGACAACCTGCCCATCAACTACCTGCACTCTTATATCTACGTTCGGGGATTGGTAGCGCAGGACATCCACCGCATCGACTTCCAAGGCGTATTGCCCCGCATCGCCAACGACCGCGGCGAGTGGAGCATGGAGACCGCCACGGGAGCAGAACCCTACCAAGCCGACCGCGAGGCACAGACCGAGACCGTACGTGTGATGATGTACGATACCGTGTGGCACTACGGATGCAAGTGGATGTGTCTTGTTTCCGACACTACCGACGAACCGAAGTACGGAGCAGCGGGCTGGGCAATGGTCGAGGGCAATCCGGATTTCAGCATCGACATTGAGAGCAGCAACGGCTGGTACTTCGATGCGGAGCGTTTTGCGACCACCCTCACCATTACCGGTGAGCTGTACAACCGTGATGTGACGACGCATATCCTTGACAGTGATGTGGAGTGGACGCGCGACACGGGCAACGTCACCGAGGACAACGCCTGGGCGGTCGCACACGCGGAAACCGGCAAGTCACTGCCGCTGACGGTCAACGACCTCGGCCCCGACTATATGAACATGACCGGGTGCAAGTTCATCGCACGGGTATTGCTGCGTGACGGGCAGAACAATTATGAGACAATGAATTATATAACTTTCTAATTATGCAGACTATACAGAAGAAGATAGAGGTCAACTACCGCCCTCTCCAGACCAGCGGCGGGATAGAGGTTGTCGGCAGCGTGCCGGACGTGCAGGTGTACCAGGCTGACAAGGCCGAGTACACTCCGGACTACACGCTTACCCCCCTGACGCTGTTCCCCCGGTGCAATGCCACCGACCCGGATGCGGTGGTCAAGGTGGGTGCGGTCAACGCGTCATTGGTCAACATGAAGTGGTACGAGCGCTTGAACGGTGTACGGACATTGATTACATCTGCCAACAAGAGCTATGTCATTACCGAGACCGGAGCCGAGAAGGGTAAGATACAAGTGAAAAAGAACGCCGTTCCCGGCAGTCCGGTAACACTGGAGTTCTACGCCGAGTATGTCGATGCGAAGCGTACCGGACAGACGCATGTCTACCGTTTCAGCCGTCTTGTCCGCGCCGTTGACGGCAGCGAGGCGCAGCCTAAGCTGATGGTCGACTCTCCGTCGGCACTTGATTGGAACCCGTGTCGGGACATTGCCAGGCAGGCCATCACCGCCAGACTGCTTGTCGGTGATGTAGATGTCACAGCAACCAACAAGTGCAAGTTCTTCTTCTATCGGAAGCTGAATACGGGCGCACTGGAGCAGATTACCGACGGTAACGGCGACAATGACTGGGAGTTCGTCTCCCTGACAAAGAACGTGCTTACCATAGACCGGGACTATATCGGCCACGAACAGACCTACGTCGTGAAAGCATCGTACTCGAAGGACGGTGCTCCTTCATCCAAGCCGGACAGTGACATAGACTATGTCTCCACCACCATCCGCAGGCGTATTCCCAGCATCGAGATTGACTGGGAGGGATTTCCGCAGCAGGTGGCAGACGGAACCAAGATGATATACCCGAAACCGGTCATCCGTGATACGGCAGGGATTGTCCCCAATCCCCAGGCCATCCTTGAGTGCGAATGGTACACGAAGGCGGCCGGCGCCTCCTCATACGTGCTGGCCGCTGCCGGGTACTCGCCCTCCATCCCATGCACCGACGGCATGATGCTACAGCTGAAGGTGATTGACAAGGGCCCGTATGCGGCGGTGGTGACATCTGACGGCAAGTACGTGACGGATGACAGCGGTAAGTTTATAGTGGCAAGGAAAAGGGATGTTTAACCATTAATCGATAGCAGTATGGCATTTTATATCAAAGTGACGAGAGAGGTTGCGGACAAGCTGGGAGTGGCAGGAATCCGCAACAGCACTGCCGACGGCAATGTGCTGTTATGGCAGGCCGATGTGGCAGGCTTTCCCGGCGATACGGTATTCGACCGGGCGGCAGTAGTCGGGGGCGTGTGCCTTTCCCCGCAGCAGGCCAAGGGTGAGATAGACGGCGTGGAAGATCCGGTGGAGGTCGCCACTCCGGAGGGTTTCATGGATAAAGACGGGGAGGAGGTGACCGATGAGCGTAGCGAGTAAGGTCGGGCAGGTAATCTTTTCGCAAAAGTCTGGCGTTTACATGCCAGCGATTATGTGCGACAAAGGCGACCTCTATCAAGAGTATGATGGTGAATCGGGTGCTCCGACAAACATAGCCCCCGACTTCACCACGATGAAGCCGACGCTCTCCTTCCTTCTCACCTCCTCACGGGTGGCTGAGGGGGTTGTGGTGCCCTCTTCCATCAGGTGGTATTTCAATGACGTGTTGATAAGCTTCACATCCAACGTTTCCACGAACACGTTCGGCGGCGAGACGGGGCATTTCAAGTACATCCCCTACAAGGCGGGCACTACGAACTATTACGGGCTTCAGATCGTGAAGAACCTGGTGAAGGCGTCGTCCGGTGCGAGCTGCAGCGTCAAGGCGGTGGCTACGGTGACCGTGGGCAACGTGTCGGATGAGGTGCAGTTCGTTTACAGCATCCCTATCACCAAGGGTGTGGGCAACCAGAACGTGGTGACCATCGTTTCCGGAGATGACAAATACTTTGCCATCCGTGAGAAGGGAGGCAGTGTCGTTCTCACGGCAATGGCGAGACGTGGAGCGTCAGAGATCACCTCCGGACTAACCTACAAGTGGTCCAGGATGGTTAACGGTGCCTGGCAGACACTCGTCGACCAGACCGGCAAGAGTCTGACCGTTACGGACAGCCTGGTTGACACTACGGGCATCTTTAAGGTGGAGGTGTCGCAGGGCGGCAATCTGATAGGCCTTGACACGCAGACGGTGATGGACTTGTCAGACCCCTACGACATCATAACTAATCCCAATCCCGAGGATGAGACGATTGTTTCCGGTTCCGGAGGTTCGGTGACTTATACGCCTATCCTTGTCAAGCGGGGACAGACCACGAAGGCAAAGAATATGCTGTTCTATTTTGTCTTTATGGATTCGGCAGGGGTCATTCTCAATCCGGCTACGGCGAATGTGGCTGCGGCAAGCGGTACCTGCACTGAAGCTATGTGCCAGCAGGCAGGCGGCAATGTTTCATGGACAATCTCAACGGCAGCATGATATGGCAAAGAAAGCGTTGGCAAGCAAGACGGGAGAAGTGAAGTATCTCCAGCAGGGACCGGTCGGCCCACTGGTCTATCCGACCGGGGAGTACGCGGCATCCGTATCCTATACCCGTACCCCACTGTCCGCACCCATGGTGCTGTGTGAGGGGCAGTATTACGTATTGAACAAGGAGGGCACCTTCAAGAATATTAATCCGAAAAAGGACTATGCGGCCAACGGCAGCAAGGCCACCTGGGTGCTGATGGACAAGATACAGTATGCCTTTATCGAGGTACTGATGGCGAATTTCGCCAAGCTGGCAAGTGCGGTGTTCTATGGGCAGTATATGTTTTCGCAATACGGAATAAAAGCCGATGGCTCTGCTGTAGAAACGGTAGGCGGATATAAAGATTTTAATTACAATGACCCGATGAATCCGGCAAACAAGTTTCGACCAAACTTACTCCTTGATTTTCTGACTGGGAGCTTCAAGGGACGTAATGTTGAAGTTGAGGGGACAATTATTGCCAATGCATCATTTGTTCGGATGCATGATTTCCGTGCAAACGAGGGGTATTTCTTTTTGAATCCGGCTTTTGGCTCTGAATTTCGGAATGGCCGTCCAAACCGAATTTCCCAGAGTATGTATATGCTTCCAGAGGCTGTCCAATATAATGGGATGAAAATCTCGTTGACAATATATAATGCAGCAATGGGAAGCACTTATGGTTATACTTCAGTTGTAACAACAGATGGATTTAATGAACTTACATTTGAAAATAATGAATATCATTATTGCAATAAGATCGCTATATCAAAAAGCGGAGTATATGAGTTCATGTCATTAGGTGCAATATGGATTCTAACTAAAGGAACGGACGTAGCCTATTCTTATGCGGAATTGGAAGAACGTACTTACGAAGACCCAATTAATTAGCAAAATATTAAACAAAACGAGAATAAAAACAAAATGTTAAACCGGTTGTCGTTTTTATCCGAAAATGACGACCCTCAAAAGTACAAGAATGATAGAGAAAGTAAAGTTATCAGAAGTGGCAACCGGCAATCCGGCATCACTTATTGGGTTGACATCCGGTCAAAGCTTGGCGCAAATGCCTATAGACCGTTTGCCGAAGACTGAGTATATCGCTATGGCATCGGGAACGGACAAATTACGATATACACAATTAAGGTATAGTACTACTTCAGGGGCAGGAAGCAGGATTCTTTTGATTGTCCCCATTTCCGGACTGACTGATAAAATGGATGCAGCCGGAGCCTTTGGTAGCCTATATGTGTTAAGAGCCGGAATGAGCTACATGCCTATGATGGTAAAAGCTGATATAATGCTGTTCCGTTCCTCTTCATTCCTTGTTAATGATATGAATGTAATGGGAGCAAGTGCCGATGGTCCTGTAAACTTCAAATTGGGACATTGTACTTATGAAGGGCAGTTATATCTTGCGGTTAAATTCAATACGGAATTTTCTATAATAACTTGCTTTCAAGGATTCTACACGTCAGATTGTGTATTCCGTAACGTTCTTGAAGAGAATGTTACGGACTGGACAGACTTACTATGAAATTAAGGATATGATTGAGAAGATTGATATTAAAGATGCAAGCATTGCAGAAGAGGTTAGAAAGCAGATGTCTGTTGTAGGTAAAAAGGGATTATACCATGGAGTTCTGTTGCTACTTTCTGCCTATACAATAAGATAAACGCTGTATCCGTTGATGGTTCTTTAGAATATAACTCTTTAACAGATACAAATCTTATAAATGAAACAGTTGGAATAGTATAGGGGCACTTGCCCCTATACTATTCCAATGTAGCTTCAAATCCTCCTTCGAATGCACTGTTATCCGCTGCTTCCATCTTCATTGATATGCCAAAAGAACTCATTAGGAGTACATTTAGTATTGGCGTATAGACTAGCCGTTCAGCATAAACACGGCACTTCCCATCAGCTTCAGTCTTAGCTTTAATCTTAATATTATAGCTACCTGAGAGGACTTTGACTTTTAGATTAGGATTGCCTGTTACATCACCAGCTCGTGATATGGAGATGTAATATAGGCTAGGCATTCCGCTTGATGTTGCAGATATAGACAAAAGAATTGAGCCTGTAACTGGAGTGCTTGTAGTCTCAAACAGAAGTACACTATACGCGCCTTGGAACTCCGATAACACACCTGATGGCATTAATCCTTTATTGGAAACTGTAGCCACTGCCATCTTATTACGAATACTATCAACTACTCCCGTGGCTGTAATATCAATCTTCTCCATCATACCTTTGTATTTTTGAGGGTCAAAGGATATGACGGAAATAAGCAATAAACAGCAATGAGCACAATAAAAGTAAAAGTTACTGAGCAATTTATATCGAGAACGAGTAAGGAAGGCAGGGGAATAACCCCTGCTAATAATTAGTTATCTGCATGACATTTATATATGCTTCTGTACTTCTCCCATTTTTTACATATACATTGCCATTTGACGTTTTTTTATTCAATATGATTTTGCCCCCAGCGGTAAAATCAGTTGAAATGCTATTTCCATCGCTCAACAGTATATTGGATGATACTCCGGCACCCACCATGATTAGAGCTGCCGCACCAGAATCGCTATTTCTTACCAGATATGCCCCATAATAAGCAGTACCCAAATCATATTCCTCCCCCGGTTGTAATGTCAGTCTCCAGGTAGGGAACATCTCATTCCTGATATTCTTTATATTGAGCTGCCTTGTGATGGCATTTATCACGTTTGTGTCTGTTATCAGAACCTTCTCTATCATATCCCTTGTACTTTTGAGGGTCATTAGAATACCCTTTTTGGTTAGGCTGTTGAATAAGACTACCTTCACCGCAAAAATGGTTTACGCATATATTCGTGTGTCGACAGACAAACAGACTGTCGAGAACCAAAGGTTCGAAGTCCAAAAATTTGCAACGGAAAAAGGACTTGTAATAGATAAATGGGTGTCCGAGAAGGTTTCCGGTACCAAAATTGCTAACGATAGGAAATTAGGTCCGCTTCTCAAGAGGATGAAGAAAGGCGACACTCTAATCATAACAGAAATCAGCCGATTAGGAAGAAACCTGATGGGTATTATGTCAATGCTTCACCTCTGTATGATTAAGGAGACTTGCGTTCTTACTGTCAAGGAGCGTTACGAATTAGGTAATAACATCAATAGCAAGGTTTTGGCATTCGCTTTCGGTCTATCCGCTGAGATTGAACGTGATTTGATCAGTCAGCGAACCAAGGAGGCCCTTGCTTACAGAAAAGCTGCAGGAATACGACTTGGTCGAAAAAAGGGGGATAAAAACACGCATTACAAGCTGACTGGTAAGGAAAAACTCATTCAAACTATGCTCGAATACGGTTATTCCAAGGCTGCTATCTGCCGGAAGTTGAAATGTAACCCGAAAACATTGAACAATCATCTTGTAAGAATGGAATAAAATCTCATATTTTCCTCTATATTTGTAGTAATCATAGAATTCTAAATAGGCTTTGGGGATTTGGGAAGTAAAAAAGCCCCCGACCTGTTTTCAAAAGTAACGCCAATCACTTCAAAAAAACAATACGCCTATAGCGCGCGACCGGGGGCAAATACCCTCTGCCGCACTATAGGCGATTTTTATTGTTGAAATGATTGGCATTGCAAAGATATAATTTTTTATTGTATGAAAGTGATTGAAATATTAAACTTTAATCGAGAACTATTGAAAAGGCTCCAAGCAGCGGGTATCCGTTTGGAGGATGCCAGCTATATAGACCTATACACTGACTATACTCGCCTTCTGGATCAGGGTGAGAAAGTCTCGTATGTTGTAGCCGTACTATCTGAAAAGTATTCGGTGAGCGAGCGCAAGGTTTATGCCCTGGTAAAGAGATTCCAGAGTGACTGTAAGATATTTGCAGTATGAATGGGCTGCCTTATACAGGAGGGTAGTGTGAGATGAAACAGCCCGCTTATATCAATTAACAGGGAAACAGCTGCAAAAATAATACAGTGTAACTTCCAGTAAAAATTATGCCTTGTACTTTCTTCTATTCAACTTTGTGGCATAAAACAGAAAATAAAGTATGGAGGTTCACAAAAAAACAACTTTAGGTAACTTGATAATAAAAGAAGTTCCAAAGATTTTAGCCAAAGAATTAATAATCGAACACCATTATTCACATAAGTGGAATGATGGTGGTTTCGGCAAGTTTAATTATGGAATATTCAGAGCGGAAGAACCTGAACGATGTTTAGGTGTTGCAGTGTACGGCTTTATGAAAAATCCTTCTGCTAAGATTTTTACTCACCCTAATCCCGGTGCGTGGATGTGTGAGTTGAATCGTATGTGGATAGATGATTGTTTAGGTCATAATGCAGAGAGTATATTAATTGCTGCATCTATTAAATTATTAAGGAAAGCAGATCCTACATGTGTAGCGGTACAGAGCTTTGCTGACGGGCGATTAGGATGTGGCACAATTTATAAAGCTGCCAATTTTACTTATTACGGATTCCATTATACGGTATTTTGCCGCAACAAGAGGTCAGGAGAAATTATACACGAACAGATATTGACGAATACAACATCCCCAACCGGCTATCTACGTACCAATATAGCATTATTAATAGGTGATTTGGATATATTCCGTGTAAAGACATACAGATACATTTATCCGCTTTGTAAGAAGTTTAGATTTTGTCGTGAGCCACAACCTTATCCGGCATACGATAAAGGTGAAGAACCGACCCAATGGCACCGCAATACAGACAAAATAAAATCCAATATCATTAAACTCCTTGATAAAATAGCCGCGTAATTCTATTATGTGCACACTATCCTCAAGCTATACAAAGATACAAATTTGGAATGGTTTGAGGTATTTTTAATCTCTTTTTGAGAACCGTTTAAATGGCATTGGAAAATAAATAAAAAATCACAATTTGTTTTGTGTTAACAAGTGCAAAACACTCACAAAGTGATTTGAAAAAGAATCACGAAACGTTTTGCGGTTTATACCTGAACCATAACGGGGAGATAGAGCCGGAAGAGTGGGTGAAACAATGTCCCTGCTTTGATGCGGCGACTATACTGACAGAACCGCCACCACCCAATCCGGCATGCTTATAAAATGTTTTTATTCTCTTTCTTCATGCTCTTCGCGCGCACGTATATATATAATGTATAGTTATTTTCTCTCTTTTTCCTTTCTTCAAAATTGTTCAT